CGTATTAGTGTAGCTGCCACCGGATCACCACAACCAGCCAATAAATATGTGTCCACTTGGGAAGCAACATTACAAGGTCATTATGAGCGAGTCCAAAAGTCATTCCGTGATGAAGTTGCACTACAGAATGGCAAGAAATCGCTTCGATGGTGGTATGTCAAACAAGAAACGACTGATGAAATTATTCAGCTTGCGCTACTTGCGTGGCGTGACGACACAGCGCCGGTTCAAGCATCGGAAATAACCCGGACCAATCAGCGCGAGATGGAATCAGCACTAAACGATGCTCGCAACCAGATGGTTGAGGATGGCGATACAATAACGAACGCTTCTTTGGCTGCTGCTGCTGCTGCAATTCTACAGGCACGTTTGGCTGGTCGAGTAAACCTTATTGCCATGACAGAGACGCAACATGCTGCTGAGTCTACCAAGCAAATCACTGCGGAAGGTTTGGCTGGTGTCCGTCCTTTCCCGTTGCGCAACCAAGTTTTTGAGCCGGGAAGGCCAATTGAGGAAATTCAACAGAGGGATGTTACGAAAACTTGGAGGACTGTTGGTGATTCAAGAGTTCGGCAATCACACAGGCAAGAAAACGGATCGACGGTTAAAGTAAACCAACCTTTTATTCTTGAAGGGTATCAGTTAAAATATCCCGGAGACCCATCATCGGCACCTATTCAACTTTGGATTAATTGTCGCTGTAGTAGCGAGTACAATGTAAACAATGGCTAAATATCGCGGCGAAGAAATTGACCTGAAGCCAACAGAACAAATGGCGAGCAATGCCACCAAAGGTTTAGAGTGGCGAAAAGAGTTTGGGCGTGGCGGCACAGATGTAGGCGTTGCGCGTGCTACTCAGCTAAAAAACCGTGAGGAGCTATCTGCTGACACGGTGCGCCGCATGGTTTCTTATTTTGCCCGTCACGAGGTGGACAAGGAAGCAGAAGGGTTCAACTCTGGTGAAGAAGGGTTCCCGTCTGCTGGTAGAATTGCTTGGGAATTGTGGGGTGGTGATGCTGGAAAGTCTTGGGCCGATTCAAAAGACAAGCAACTTGATAAAATTGATTCTGAAAAAGGTTTTAATGACATGACCATGAAGCGTATGGTTGTTGGTTTTGAGGTCAAAGACGTTAAGGAAGCCGACGACGGATTTTATACTTTCGAGGGGTACGCAAGTACCTACGGCAATCTGGACCGTGGCGATGATATCGTGATGTCCGGTGCTTTTGACGAAACCATGAAAGATTATTCTGGTTCGGAGAAGCTCCCCGTTCTTTGGCAGCACAGCCACGACATGCCTATTGGTGTGTATGATGAAATTCGATCAGACAGCAAAGGACTGTGGGTCAAGGGTCGAATGCCAAAGGATGACGACTTTGTAAAGGGTCGTGTTATGCCCCAGATGCGTGTTGGCTCTATTCGCAAAATGTCTATTGGCTATTCGATTGACGACTATGAATGGGATGGCAATATTCGCAAACTGAAGCGACTTAAGCTCTGGGAGGTCTCTCTAGTTACAATCCCAATGAACAACAGTGCAGACGTTACCGGTTTTAAATCAGCTGTTCCCTATCAAGATTTGCCTCTTGCTGATCGTGATCGCGCTTGGGACTCTACTATGGCTATGGGTCGATTCCGTGAGTTGCTTGATTCAGAGGATGAGCCTAGTGAAGATTACCGCAAGGCGTTCCTCTGGTTTGACCGTGAAAATGCATCAGACTTTGGCGCATACAAGCTTCCGATTGCGGATGTGATTGATGGCCGTTTGGTTGCTGTTCCTCGTGCAATCTTTGCCGCTGCAGCTGCGCTGTCAGGTGCAAGAGGTGGAGTTGATATCCCAGATGCAGATCGCCAGACTGTAGTAAATAACGTTAATCGTTATTACGAAAAGATGGGTATGGAAAGTCCATTCCAAGAGAAAATGTGCTTCCGAATTGATGATTTTGAAGCATTTACTGAACGAGAACTTGAAAAACTGTTTAAATCTGGTGTATATTGCCAAGGTGAAAAAGCAAGAATGCTTGTTTCGGCTCACAAGTCTTTGATGCGGGATGCGGATGAGAGTAAGAAGCGGGAAGCGGACGATGCCGATATTCTTACTGAACTCAAACGTATTCAAATCGCTATCAAAGGTGAATAATGAGCGAAGAAATCAAAACTGAACTGAAGGGTATTTACGATTCCGTAACTGCGTTTCAGTCTGCTCTTGATGAAGTTAAGGGCAAAGTAGACGGGCTTGACAATGAAAAGCTCGAAAAAATGGCTAAAGATGCCGCTGATGGTATCGACGCCGTAAACAAAGAACGTGCAGAAGAAAAAGCTGCTGCTAAAGAACTTGAGCAGAAGGTTGCATTCCTCGAAGGTAAAATTGCTCGCGGTGACGCTGGCGAGGATGCCGGTGATCCAGAGTTTAAACACGCTGTTGCACGTTACCTGCGCAAAGGTGTTCTTGTTGATGAGGAACACGTAGAACGCGCTTACAAGGCATACGCTGAGAAAAACCTGTTTGGCGCCGATGATCGTGAAGTTGATCGTCAGGTTAAGGACATGGTTGCTGCATCTGGCCCGGATGGTGGTTATTTCGTTACCACTGACCGTTCTAACCAGATCAGCGAGCGTATTTTCGAAACCTCTCCGCTTCGTCAGGTTGCAAACGTTGTGACCACGACTTCGGATGTTTACGAACTTATCCTTGATGACGATGAGTCTGATTCGGGTTGGGTTGGTGAAGTACAGTCTCGCCCGGACACCAACACCCCGCAGGTTGGCCTTATCAAGATTCCGGTACATGAAGTATATGCACAGCCTCGCGCTACGCAGAAAATGCTTGATGACGCTGGTTTTGATATCGAAGGCTGGCTGTCCCGTAAGGTTTCGTCGCAGATTGGTCGCAAAGAGAACACCTCTTTTGTTGCTGGTGATGGTTCTCAGAAACCTAAAGGCTTCCTGTCGTATGCGGCTTGGTCGTCTGCTGGTGTTTACGAGCGTAATGCAGTTGAGCAGATTACCTCTGGTACCTCTGGCGACTTCGATGCTGATGACATCATTGAGCTTGGCAACTCGCTGATCGAAGATTATCAGGCGAACGCAACATTCGGCATGAAACGTGCAACGTTTACCGATGTTATGCAGCTTAAAAGTTCCGATGGCGCATACCTTCTTGACCCGCGTATCCTTATGGAAGGCGGCACTAAAATGCTGCTTGGCAAGGATGTTGTGTTCATGGAAGACATGCCTGTAAAAGCATCCAATGCGCTTGCAATGGTTGTTGCGGACTTCGAAGAGTTCTATACCGTTGTAGACCGTCTCGGCATTCGCGTTCTGCGTGATCCTTATACCGCTAAACCGTATGTTCGTTATTACACCACTAAACGTGTCGGCGGTGCGGTTACGAACTACGAAGCCGGTAAAATTCTGAAAATTGCGGCTTAAGGAGTTTTAAAATGGCTGTACGCGAAATGGTTACTCACGGCAATCTTCTCCTCGCTTTTGAGGGCGACATTGCCACTGATACCACCACTAACGGTTTCATCTTTGACACTAAAGATGCTGACCTTGGCGTGACTTTCTTCATTGCCGCAAGCGCATATACCGATGGCACTTACAAGCTGACCTTTACTGAAGGTGATGACTCCGGTCTTTCCGACGGTACTACGGTTGGCTCTGAAAAGATCGTCGTTGTTAGCGGTTCTGATGCTGTTGACACTGGTGTAACCGCTGCTACCGCAGATGGTGACTCCTACTTTAAAGCCGGTGTTCACAGCACCAAGCGTTATGTGCGTCCTAACATTGTTTCGACTGGCACCACGACTGGTGCAACCATCAATGTTTCGTGCATGTTGAACGGCGAAGTTCTGCCTGAATAATCTAGCACGGGAGGCTTTCGGGCCTCCCTACCTTCTTTCGGAGTAAATTATGGTTAAAGTCAATATCCTCAAGTCAGGTCTATTTGCGTTCGAGGGCGTTCATGTTAGAATGGTTAAAGAGGGCGAAGATGATCTAACTCAGAAATGGGCTGATCAAATCTGCGCGACTGCATGGGCTGAATTTGCGGATGTCGAAAAACCATCTATTGATGTCGAAATTGAAGACACAAAAGCTGAAGTTGTCGAAAAACAAGAACAAGATAAAGAGCCGGAAAATGGACCTGATTGGGAATTTGTGTACTCAATGGATGATAAAGAGACGCTAGACGAATATGCGGCTGAATTTGGCGTTAAGCTTGATCGTCGCAAGTCTCTTGGTAAAATGAAAGCAGCTTTCAAGGCCGACTTTAAAAATGCGTAACCTTAAAGGTGGGTTGCGTGATATATAGATAGGGTTTCAATGTCCGCTGTCTTCAAAAATGACTATTACACTGTAACGGTAGCTCCTGCTGAGTTGCCGGTTACTGTTTCTGAGTTCAAGGAATTTGCCAAGATTTCCTTTGACGATGAAGATGCGCTTATTGCAGCGTATTTGCAGACAGCAACAGACTTGGCCGAGGCATACACCGGACGTTGGTTTGTTGAGCGTACAGCGCGTGGTGACTTTCAGACATTACTTTGCACTCGACTTGAGCAAGGTCCATTCATCCAGATTAACAAATCTCCATTACAGTCCATCACTTCGGTTGAAACGTGGAATGAATCAACTGAGTCTTATGACGCTTTCACGGATTACAAGCTAAAGGATTATATCACATATCCCCGCTTGCTGTTTCCTAATTCGTTTCCAGATTCAAGCTGGTGGCTACATGGAACGGAGTTGCCACGTCCTATTCGCGTAACGTTTGTTGCTGGTTATGGTGATGCTTCTGCTGTTCCGCAACCGATTAAAATAGCCATAATGATGATGTCGAACGCACTATTTGAGGATCGTGGCGATTGCGAGTGTGCTGAGTCAAAGGGTTCAGTCGGTGGAGCGGCTAGGTCTCTGCTTGCACCATATCGAATCTTGGAAGTGTTCGCATAATGGCAACGTGCCGAAAGAAGAGATTCCCAAAACTGGAAATTTGCACCGGTGATTTACGTCACCCTATTTCAGTGCAACGACGTGATTTAGTTCCAGATTTTGACAACCCGTCTGGCGTAGAGACGTTTGTTGAACTTTACCGCCTATGGTCAGCTATCGAAACGGTAGAAGGAACTAAGCGGTTTGCGGGTATCGCGATTGATGACCGTGCAACCCACCTGTTCTATGTAAGATTCAATTCTTCTATCGTTCTTCCAGAAGACGGAAACCACTTCATAGACTACAACGGAAAACGATTCAGAGCGCTGCGTGTCACAAATGACGGTGAAGATAACCGTTATCTGATCGTGCAATGCTCTGATCGTGGTGATGATGATGTAGATGGGTCTAGTTCTTAAAAGAAAACCCCGACCGAAGCCGGGGAAAGTATCAAGCTTTGTAGTTCCAGTTATTGCCGTTGGTTCCTGATGGCATTTTCCTCACATTTTGAATGTGGTCAAAAACATCGTCAACAGGAATATATCCAGCAACGTCATCGTATTCAGACAATTTGCAGAAGTTTCCTTCTTTGTCCCAGACTGCAATTTCAGCATTGGACGACATTTTGTATCCATCTGTGGTGAATTCCTCATTGCGGTTATCGCAATAGTTACCACTTCCAAACTGAACGCTAAAGGTAAGTCCATTGTCGAACTCAACATGGAAGCCTTTATTCATGCGGACTGCAATTTTAGACATTGTTCATCTCCTCGGTTGGTTGATGTCATTTTTATACGACAGCCGTCGTAACGCGCCAACAACAAAAACACCAAATGACAAACTTTTTTTGATGTCGTATATTTGACCTATGAAAATCACGACAACCAAAAAGACAAAATCGGTTCTAATTGAGATTCCTAAACATGTGGAATATCATAAACAAGGTATGCGTGAAGCCTTGATTGACACGGTTGATATTGTTGGGCGTGAGACGGAGAACTTAACAACTAAGCAGCGTAAGACAGGA